GCGTACGGCTTCGGCTTTGTCGTCGCCTTGTACATCGTCGCGGAGTCGATACCAGATAGCCGAGGCAAGCACGGCGCAAGTAGCGCGGCGGTATTCCGTGGGCCAGTATTGGCCGGTGCAGTATTCGACCTCGGCGCGTTCCAAGCCTTCGCGTATGGTTAGGCGGCCGCTGTAAGAGTCACGGGCGGCGGTCAGTAAATCGTCGGCCGTGATGCTTGGGCGGCGGCTGACATAAGCGAGCATTTCGCGGGCGTGGTGTAGGTCTTTGGTGATGCTGCGAAGCTCTGATCTGTAAGCTGAAATGTCGCCGTAATTCCCGTATTCAAGGCCGGGGCGCTGCTTAATCCAGCGATAAAGGCTGTCGATTATTTGCTGCTTGCGTTGTTCCATGGTTTGGTTCTCTTGGTTGATCGGTGCGAAGCTGCACCCCTGGACACTTCGCAAAGTGTCCGAGGTTGCATCCTCAGTAATCCATGTCGTCTTCGAGGGCGGTCACTAGCCCGTCAAAGTCCTCGGAAGGGCCAAGCATCTCGGCCAGTGCTTCGAGATAGTCGCGGCGGTTTTTAAATCCTTGTGCGATGTAATCGTTCATTTCGGTGCTCTCTTTGGTTTGATGTGGGTTAGTTCGATAAAGTTGGCGCCATGGTCGCGCTGATAGATTGCCAGCCATTGGTGAGCCGTGGACGGGTCGCACATGCGAGCCAGTCTCCAATAGCCCGTGACGGGGTTGTATTGCCACAAAGGGATTGGGCGCATGATTAGAGCCCATCAAGGGCCATCTGGCCGCGGTTGCGTGGCTCTACTTTCGGGCGGAAGCGATTGCGTAATGCTCTCAGCCAATACTTACGCTTCGATTCGGGCCCAACGAAGTGCAAGCTGTAAACCGTCTCAGCGCCAGTGCGCCAATTAATTTCCGGCTCTGATATAGCCCATGTGTGGTCGCCAAAAGTTGAATCGCTCACGTGCGAGTAATCCTCCAGCGCCTGGACTAATTCGCTAAAGCTGAACGGCTCACGCTCGAATTCAAAGCCCGATTGATCAACTACGCCATCCTCGGCGGATTCGGGCGTGATTATTTCGTAGGTTTTGCTCAGTAGCATCATGACTGCACCTCGTCCAGGGTTTCGATTACGTAAGCGATCTGATCGGAAATAATTGGGAAGGCTTCGCGCAAATCTTGCAGGGTAAACAACAAGGCTTTTTCGTCCATGGGTTCGCAATCCCTTTGCGATTTGATTGCGTGCGCCAAGTCGACGGCGGCAAGATAAACGGCGGCGCATTGTGCGGCGTTCATGCTTGCCCCCCGATCGGCTCGAACCAAGCCAGCAGCCAGCAGCAGGAAGGAAAGCCGCGGGAGTCGTGGCGTAGGTGCTCGGCGGGTTTATCAGTGCCAAGCGGGAAGTTGTAAAGCTCGGCGCATTCAAACCCATGGGCTCGCATTGCCTGATCGGTCACGGCGAAGCTATCCCGGCCAATGGCAGCGACAAATCCGTTCCCAACGTGGCCCTGGTGCATCATTGAATTGCAAGCCTCTAAGTCTTTCATGATGGCGAGGCGTTCTGGCCATGTGCGTGCGGTGTAAGGTTTGCTCATGCTGTCTGCTCCTTGGTGTAGGTGGCTTTGTTGATTGCGGCGGTCACGGCATCGAAGGCGGCATCAATTCGCGAGTCGTCGCCCAGGTTCCATAAAAGTACTTCCCGGGCTCGTTGCAGCGCGTCGAGCATGTCGGGCGCGGCGGTCATTAGCTGGGTGTCGGGCTCGATGTTGGTCGGCCCGGTTCTCAGGCAGTAAGCGACCGTGAACCCTTCAGCGTCGACGATTAAGGCACGCGAGCGGTCTTTGTTTATGTCGTAAGTCCAAGGGGCGGGGCTCATGCTTGCCCCCGTTCTGCCATGGTGCGACCGAAACGGCCGGTGATTACTACGCGCCCCCAGTCGGCGGGATATTGCTGCGCCCATGAGAGCGCATCGGCGTATGAGTGCGCCTTGTGGGTATAAGTGCGGTCTGAGCTAAGCACGCGCACAGTGAAGGGTGCAAAGCGCAGGGCTAAGCGGTTAATCAGTTTTTTCATGGTTCTCTCTGGTTATGGTGCAAAAGCGCACCCAAAAGCCCCGGAGCCCGGGGCAATTGGCTAAGCTCTCAGCGGGAATTAGGAAAACCACCAAAGGCGGCCATGTGGCGGTCAATGCCGGCGGCGAAGTGGTTCATGGTGTCGTAAGCGTCTGATTTGCAGTCGGTGAAATAGTCGGCATTGGTTAGGTGTTCGCCATGGGAATAAAAGCGCACGGTGTACTCGTCAAGCTCACGGTTGAAGTAAACAGCGGCGCGGCGGTCTTGGTTGGTGATTGCGATCAGTAGGCGCATGGTTGAAAACTCCAAGGGTTAAACGGTAACGGGGGATTCGATGGCTATCTGATAGCCCAATGATTTGATAATCTTGATCGCGGCAGGGGTGAGTGTTTTAGTGCCGGCCAAAGCGGCAAGTCCGCAGGCAAGCTCACATACGGGGTAAATGGTTTGAGTGCCATAAACGTCTTTAATACGTACGATAATTGTTTGAGTCATGTCGTTTGCTCCATGGGTTGATTAATGAGACAACATATTGTAGTCGTGTTTTGTATTGTCGCTCAATAGCCATACGTCAGCCAGGATCAACCACTCAGCGGTTGTAATCTACCGCCGATCGGTTATCATGCGTTCGCATAACGTTCACACTGCAAGGGAAGGGCAAAGCATGGCAATGGAAGGGCCTGAGCTACCAGCGGCAGCGGTCAAGGCAATGGGGCGCGGAGTGCCAGCGGATAAGGTATTGATGCCTGAAATCGACCTTACACCTAAGCAAAGGCAATTTGTCAGGGCAATGGCAAGCGGCGCAAGTAAGCGGGATGCATACCTCGAGGCATATGACGCTCAGGCGGGCAGCCGCTCAGTAGGGGTAACAGCGTGCCATATAGCCGCTCAGCCTAAGATTAAATCAGCCATCGAGCAGCAAAGGGCGGTGGAGAGGTTGAGATATTCGCAAAACCCCTTGGACATAAGAAACTTCGTCGTCGACTCTCTCCAGCATGAGGCGCGAACCGCTCAGAAACCCGGCGATCGGCTGCGTGCGCTCGAGCTACTCGGCAAGCTTGCGGACGTTGACGCCTTCCAGACTCGCACGGTTATCACGCATGAGCGAGCGGGCGATACAACAGCGCGCCTTCGGGAAAAGCTAGCCCGACTCGGCGGGGTGATTGACGTGGACGCGCGCGAGCACCCACCCGCACAAGCGCAGGCGCACGAGGACGACCCCACGGTAGGGGGGGAGGGGCAAAGTGGCCAGGGGGCTGGGGGCTGGGCTAGGTCCAATAATCCACACCAACGATCTGATAATTCCACCGATGCCACAGAAGAAGACCCCCACCCCCTACTAAAGTCTACAATTCCGCCAGCTGGCGGGATTACTACGGAAGAGGCCCCCATAGAAGAAGAAGTGGGTTCCCATAAGGGGGGTAGGAAAAAAAAGGAGAGGCCGATATGGGAGGATCCTAAGAGGTGGTATGCGGAGACGATGGGGGAGGTGCCGAAGATAGAGTGGCAGCCTAGGGAGGAAGCTAGGGAAGAGGTGCAGAGGAGGTTGAATGAATCTGGTGAAGATGGCCAGTAGTGCTGGTATGAAGGTTGGGGATGGTGGGTGGATAGGTACTACTGGGGATTTGTTGACCTTTATGAGGTTAGTACAGATACATGAGAGGGAGAGGTGTGCTTTGGTCTGTGAGGACTGGGGTAGGAATACCAAGGACCGTGGGGCGAAGGTGTGTGCTGAGTTGATTAGGGAGTTGAAGTGAAGATCGTGGTGGGTCTTGTGCTTCTGTATGCTGGGTACAAGGTGGCAGAGAACGGGCCGCCGGCTAGATCGCATTCATCGCAGAATTACTTTGCTGGTGTTTTGATGATGTGGGGTATTGGTTTTATCTTGATAGGTTTGATATGACACAGGCAGAGGCAAAAGTCCTGCTGGCTGTAAAGACCTGGTGGGAGTTGTATCACTTTGGTCCTTCGTATGACGACATACGGTTTGTATTGCTACAGGATAGTAAGAGTAATGTGCACAGGCTGGTGAAGAGTCTGTGTAAGCAGGGGTATTTGAAGAAAACGCCTGGTAAGCCTAGGAGTGTTCGGGTGGTTAGGAAGAAAATTGGACATTAGGCAGTTAGCCAAAGCAGCTGCCGGGAAGCTTCATCTACTTACTGAGGATGAGAAGCGGGTACTGCTTCAGGAGTTAGAGGAGTTAGAAAGGGAAGATGCTAAGTCCCATGCTCAAAATGATTTCATGGGGTTTGTAAAACGCATGTGGCCGGGGTTTATTCCTGGTAAACATCATGAGGTCGTGGCTAAGGCGTTTGAAAATGTTGTTAATGGACATAATAAACGTCTTATTATTAATATGGCGCCACGTCATACTAAGTCTGAATTTGCAAGTTATTTATTACCTGCTTGGTTTTTGGGTAAGAATCCGAATAAAAAGATAATACAGACCTCACATACTGCTGAATTAGCGGTGGGTTTTGGACGTAAAGTTAGAAACTTAATTGATTCAGAAGAATATAATCAAGTATTTACTGATGTAAAACTCAAAGCAGATAATAAATCGGCTGGGCGATGGGCTACTAATAAGGGTGGTGAGTATTTTTCCATCGGTGTTGGTGGTTCTGTAACGGGTAAAGGCGCTGATTTATTAATTATTGATGATCCGCATTCAGAACAAGAAGCAAAATTAGCGGCTCATAAACCAGATATATTTGATTCAGTATATGAATGGTATACGTCAGGGCCGCGGCAGCGATTACAACCTGGCGGGGCAATTATTATTGTAATGTGCATGACTGGGGATACCCCAGTTTTGATGGCAGACGGAACGGAAAAGCCTCTAGGCGCAATAAGAAAAAATGATCTTGTAGCTACCTTTGACAAAGGATTGCTAACCACAAGCAAAGTCAATAATTGGCGATCAAGTGGTGTTGATGCCATATACAAAATACAAACACGATCTGGTAAAATACTCCGTGCAAACAAGAGGCATCCGTTTCTTGTTATGAATGAAGGAGTCTTGGAATGGACCAGATTGGAACAACTGAGGGTCGGGGATTTACTTGTATCGTTGAAGGGTGCGGCAGGCCGTCAAGGTCAAAAACAAAACCTGGCATGTGCGGACCATGCCAATCAAAAGAAAGCTACCACCGAAAAAACCCTGATGCACCACGCAGAGAGCTTGGGTATCACGGAAAATGGAAAGGTAAAACGTGTTCTGAAGAAGGTTGCGAGAAGCCTGTTCACTGCGATGGGGTATGCAACGACCACTACGCCAAAAAATACTGGGCTTCAGGCAGGGGGCGTAGAGACGCAGAGTCCAGCAGGGCAGCGCGGATCAAATCTAGGTACGGGATTACTGTCGATCAATACGATGCAATGGTTGCAGAGCGCAATAACAAATGCGATGTATGCGGTGAGCCCCCATCAACAAAAAATACACGCGCCCATTGGAATGGGAAATTGTGCATTGACCACTGCCACGATACCGGAAAGGTTCGAGGGCTCTTATGTAACGACTGCAACCTCACAGTTGGATACGGAAAAACTCCGGGCATGCTTGAACGAGCTGCATCGTATCTCAGATTTCACAGTGGACCCAATAATATCGATTGATTCCGATGGACAGGAAGAAGTTTTTGACGTTGAAATTGATCGCACAGAAAATTTCATAGCAAACGGTGTAGTTAGTCACAACACCAGGTGGTCGTTGAGAGACCTTACGGGCCAAGTTATTAAAGCAAGTCAAACAAGAGGCGGTGATGAGTGGGAAGTTATTGAATTACCTGCGATTATGCCGTCTGGTAAACCTGTTTGGCCTGAGTTTTGGAAATTAGAGGAATTACTGGCGCTTAAAGAGGAGTTGCCGGTAGGGAAATGGAATGCTCAGTACCAGCAACAGCCGACGGCTGAGGAAGGTGCGATTGTTAAGCGAGAGTGGTGGAAGGTTTGGGAGGGTGATAGGCCGCCGCCATGTGATTTTGTGATTCAGAGTTGGGACACGGCGTTTCTCAAGCACAATAGGGCTGACTTTTCTGCTTGTACTACATGGGGTGTGTGGACGACAGAGGAGGGAGAAACGAATATCATCTTGCTGGATGCGTTTAAGGACCGATATGAATTCCCTGAACTTAAGCAGAAGGCTTATGAAACCTACCGCGAGTGGGAACCGGATGTATTTCTGGTTGAAGCCAAGGCAGCAGGAAGCCCGTTGGTCTTTGAACTCCGAAGGATGGGTATACCGGTCAGTGAGTACAGCCCAACCAAAGGCAACGACAAGATCGTGAGGCTAAATGCCGTATCGGATTTGTTTGCCTCGGGGCGGATCTGGGTGCCAGAGCGTAAGTTTGCGGATGAGTTGATTGAGGAAGTCGCAGCTTTTCCTTCAGGGGAGCATGATGACCTAGTAGACTCGATGACCCAAGCGTTATTGCGCTTTAGGACGGGCGGTTTCTTGAGCCTGCAATCAGACGATGAAGACCGTGAGCCGATGTATCGCCGCAAGGTCGCTTATTACTAGGAGCCAAGATGGAACCTGCACTTTATCCTGCGCCATTAGGTCTTGATGCCGCCATGGAAGAACCCACGGAAGTGGAAATTGAGATTGAGAACCCAGATTCGTTAGCCATATCAGCAGACGGCGTAGAAATTATCTTTGAGGCTGAACGTGAAAGTCCAGAAGATTTTGATGCCAATCTTGCTGAGTACATGGATGACCGGGATCTGGCGTCTATTGCTAGTGATCTGATCCAAGACTACGAGACAGATAAGTCATCCCGCAAGGAATGGGTAGATACCTACGCTGATGGACTGAAACTTCTTGGTTTGAAGTACGAAGAGCGTACAGAACCATGGCCTGGTGCGTGCGGTGTGTTTTATCCGCTACTGTCAGAAGCGGCAGTTAGGTTCCAAGCTGAATCCATCATGGAGACTTTCCCTGCCTCGGGGCCGGTGAAGACTCAGATTGTTGGGGCGTTGACCAAAGAGAAAGAGGATGCGGCAGAGCGTGTCAAAGATGACATGAACTACCGTCTTACCGAAGAGATGCCTGAGTACAGACCTGAGCACGAGAAGATGCTTTGGTCTTTGGCTTTGGCGGGGTCAGCATTTAAGAAGGTCTACTACGATCCTTCGCTTGGACGGCCGGTATCGATGTTCATTCCGGCAGAGGATATTGTGGTTCCCTTTGGTGCGAGTGATTTAAGGTCAGCGCCAAGGATTACGCACATCATGCGTAAGACCCAGAATGAAGTGAGGAAGCTTCAGCACGCAGGGTTCTGGCGAGATGTGGATTTAGGTGAGCCATCAACGGTATTAAGTGAGGTAGAGAAGCGCAAGGCTGAAGAAGAAGGTATGTCAGCCACGATGGATGACAGGTATCGCATTCTTGAGATGCACGTAGAGCTAGACCTTCCAGGCTTTGAAGATACTGACAAGAACGGCCCCACGGAAATTGCACTGCCTTATGTGGTGACGATTGATGAAAGCACGAACAAGATCCTAGCCATCCGTAGGAACTGGTATGAAGAGGATCCGTTAAAGCTCAAGCGGATGCACTTTGTACATTACCCCTATATACCTGGCTTTGGGTTCTATGGATTTGGATTGATCCACTTGGTAGGTGCGTTTGCCAAGTCGGGAACATCTTTGATCCGTCAGTTGGTGGATGCCGGTACGTTATCGAACCTGCCTGGTGGATTGAAGTCCCGCGGCCTGCGAGTCAAGGGTGATGACACACCGATCGCACCGGGTGAGTTTAGGGATGTGGATGTGCCATCAGGTTCTATTAGGGACAACATCCTTCCGCTACCTTACAAAGAGCCAAGCCAGGTTCTTTACCAGTTGCTACAGACGATAGTTCAGGAAGGCCGCCGGTTTGCAGCAACGGCTGATATGCAGATTTCGGACTTGTCCGCGAATACACCGGTTGGTACGACGCTTGCCGTATTGGAAAGAACCCTCAAGGTTATGTCTGCGGTGCAGGCAAGGCTTCACTACTCCATGCGTCAGGAGTTCAAGCTTCTTGCTTCTATTATTAGAGACTATGCGCCTACGGAATATAGCTACGACGTAGATGCGCCTGGTGGAAGGCTGGTCAAACAAGCTGACTATGACTTGGTTGATGTCATACCAGTCTCTGATCCTAATGCAACAACTCTTGCGCAGCGGGTTACTCAGTATCAAGCAGTACTACAGCTGGCAGCACAGGCTCCACAGATCTATGACATGCCTGAGTTACATAAGCGCATGTTGGAAGTCTTGGGTATCAAGAACATTGATAAGCTGATCCCAGCAGCCAAGGCAGAACAGCCTCGTGATCCGGTATCGGAGAACATGGCCATATTGACGATGCAGCCAGTGAAAGCCTTCATCTACCAAGATCATGAGGCTCACTTGGCGGTCCATACGGCGGCTATCCAAGATCCCATGCTGAGACAGCAGGTGCAGCAGAATCCCCAAGGTGGCGTAATGATGGCCGCGGCCATGGCCCATATCAATGAGCACATGGCGTTCCTGTACCGTAAGCAGATTGAGCAGCAGCTTGGTGTGCCGTTGCCACCTCCAGATCAGCCGTTGCCTGAAGACTTTGAGGTTGAAATCTCAAGGCTGGCAGCGCGTGGTGCTCAGCAGTTACTACAGCAGCACATGGCTGAGGCCCAGCAACAGCAGGCTCAACAGCAAGCACAAGATCCTTTGATCCAGATGCAACAGGCAGAGTTGGCGCTTAAGCAGCAGAAGGAGCAGCGCGAGGCCGCCAAGGATCAGGCTGACATTATGTTGAAAGCACAGGCTCAGCAGGACAAAGTGATGCTTGAGCAGCAACGCATTCAGAGCTTGAACCAGATAGCTGAGCAGAATATTGCGGCCAAGATGATTGATAAGGCGGCAGACATTCAGCGTGATCAGTCACTAGCAAGGATGGGTAAATGAATTACGCCGAAGCGGTAGAGCTAGAGATTGATAAGCAGATTAGGTATTTAGAAGGACAACTCTCGCAAGGGAGCATGAAGAGTTTTGAGGAGTACAAATTCGTCTGCGGCCAGATTCAAGGTCTTTTGGTCGCAAGGCGCATCAACGAAGACCTTGCCAATCGAATGAAGGAATACGATGAGTGATATTACTGAGGATTCTCAGCAGGAAGCAACGCAACTCCCAGAGCCCACGGGTTATCGGATGTTATGCGCCTTACCAGAGGTAGAGGATAAGTTTGCCAATGGTTTATTCAAGCCTGATTCGCTTGCAAAAATTGAAGAGTTCAGCACGGTTGTTTTGTTTGTACTGAAGATGGGACCGGATTGCTATAAGGATGCGGCAAAGTTCCCAACGGGACCATGGTGCAAAGAAGGCGATTTTGTTTTGGTGCGTGCTTATTCAGGAACCCGGTTCAAGATTCACGGACGGGAGTTTCGTTTGATCAACGACGACACCATAGAGGGTGTGGTCCAAGATCCTCGTGGCTATAGCCGCGCATAAAGGGGAAGTTATGAGTGAAGAGAAGATTGAATTTGAAGTCGAGGGTGAGACAGAGATCGAGATTGTTGACGATCGCCCCGAGGCGGATAGGAATGCGACGCCATTAAAGGGTGATCCATCTGAGATACCTGATGATGAAATCAAACAGTATTCAGATAATGTAAAGAAACGCATTCAGCATTTGAAGCATGGGTATCACGATGAGCGCAGGGCCAAGGAAGAGGCGCAGCGTGAGCGTGAGGCAGCTATTGCCTATGCAAAACAGATTGCTGAAGAGAATGCAAAGCTGAAAGAGAAACTAACTACGGGTGAAAGCACGTTAATAAAGACGATGCAATTTGCCACAGATAAAGAGGTAGCTGAGGCAGAGCGTAGTTATAAAGAAGCACTGGATAGCCAAGAATCTGACAGGATATTGGCGGCCCAGAAAGCATTAAATGTGGCGATGTTGAAGGCTGATCGGGTTAAAAACTTCAAACCTGCTGCGCCTGAACCAGCACCTGAGTTGCCACAGCAACAAAACCCTGCTTATAATGTTCAGCAGAATACTTATCAGGACCGCAAAGCAGAAACCTGGAAGGCCAATAATAAGTGGTTTGGTCAATCAGGCGAGCCTGGGGTAGATGATGAGATGACGTTTTTTGCCATGGGCCTGCATAAAAAGCTTACTCGGGAAAATGGTGAACATTACGCATTGACGGATGAGTATTACGAGAAGATCAATTCTCGCGTAAGGGAGAAATTCCCTGAGTACTTTGGTGATCGGGAGCCACCAGAGGAAAAAGCAAAGCCTCCTGCTTCGGTGGTTGCCCCGGCAACGCGCAGCTCGCCACCTAAAAAACTGAAGCTGACAACCTCAGAAGCCAATACGGCCAAGAGGCTTGGAGTTCCGCTTGAAAAATACGCCATGGAATTGGCAAAACTACGCATGGAAGGAAAGTTATGAGCCGCGAATCCAGAGAAGCACAGACCCGTGAAACCACGGAACGTCCGAAGCAATGGAAGCCGCCCAGCTCATTGCCCGATCCTCTCCCGCGGGATGGTTGGAGACATCGTTGGGTACGCACCGCAGTACTGGGGCAGTCCGACGCAAGGAATGTAGCCAGCCGTCATCAGGATGGATTCGAACCATGCAAGTGGGAAGACTATCCCGAGGTAACCCGAGCCCTGCTCGCAACCGGACCTCAAACCGGCAATATTGAGATTGGTGGATTAATGTTGTGCCGCGCTCCCGTTGAGATGGTGGATCAGCGTAATACCCATTACCTGAAGCAAGCCAACGATTGGATGAAGAGTGTGGACAGCAACTTTATGCGCGAAAACGACCCACGGATGCCACTGTTTAATGACAGACGCACCGAGGTCCAATTCGGTAAAAGATAACCTCATTTGGAGTAACTCAAATGGCTTACCCGACGATTACAGGCCCATATGGCCTGCGTCCGATCAACTTGATCGGCGGTCAGGTGTTTGCCGGAGCCACTCGTCAGCGTCGGATCGTAAACTCCAGCGCATCGAGCATTGGTTTTGGTGACCCTGTGAAGTTTGACAACAATGGTTGCATTGTTGTTTGTACCGAGACGACGTCCGCCCCTACTACTGGCTTTGCTGGTGTATTCATGGGATGTACGTTTGTTTCTGCTGTAACTGGTCAACCCACGTTTTCGCAAGCATGGATTTCTGGTACCGCAGTAGCAAGCAACACTTATATCGTTGCTTATGTCTGTGAAGATCCAGATCAGCTGTTCCAGGTTTGTGGCGTTAGTGGAACCACGGTAGTTTCGACCACGTCTGGTTTCCAATACACAGACATCGGTCTGAACGTGGCTATGGTTGCAAACACCTTGAATACCACGACCAAGGACAGCCGTTACGCAGTAGATATTGCAACCGGTGCAACGACACAAACATTGCCGTTGCGAATCATTGATGTGGTGCCCGATACGGCATTCACATATAGCAGTACGATTTACTACCCAGAAATCATCGTTAAGTTCAATGCAGCTTATGTAGTGCAGGCGACGGGCGTGGTTACGGGCGGTCATGCGTACAACAACCCAGTCGGACTGTAAGGGGAAACTTAAATGGCTATTTCACGCGCACAACTACTGAAAGAGCTGCTCCCCGGCCTGAACGCACTGTTCGGTCTTGAGTACGCTCGCTATGGCGAAGAACACAAAGAGATCTACGAAACCGAGACCTCTGAGCG